GCTTTGGTGCTATATCATTTGAATCTGGCTCAGCAGTTATCTCTATATATGTTCCTGTAAAAGAATCAATTGTTGCTGTAAAAGAAATCTTACCATCTGTAGGTGTAACCGTTCCAGCGTTATTTTCAACAATTATTTCTGATGCTCCGCTGACTTTTACGATTTGCATACGACGCACACCTGTTTCAGTGTCATAGCGATCTCTAAGCGTGCATGCGGCATTGCCTTTATGCACGAACTCTGTCGATGAAATAATCTGTGTTGTAGAATTTGTACTAAGTATCGGAGAAGAATATGTTAGATCATATTTAGTTTCTATGGTTGAAGTAGGAGTAATGCGCTTCTTCATTTTAACACGAGTAACAGCGTTTAATACGGCTATACTAGTAGCGTCAATTTTACTAGTTAAGTTCGAGTAGCGAAATACACCATCAAATCTTTTTAGCTGATCTGTATTATATGTTCGAATCGTTTCTCGTATAAGAGCAGCAACAGCATCACTGGAAAGTGCAGTAACGTTAGGGTTATATTTAAAGAACACATCTAAATAAATGTATGTGTACGCAGGATCTACAATCGCCGGCGTGATAGAAACAACATTTTTTGGTTTTAGGTACTGAGAAACAATTAATGTTTTATCTGCTGCGCTTAATACTTCTGAATCTTTAGGTTTAATAGAAATATAAACTCTTCCATAATCAGCAGGATCGTTATCTTCGCCACCCCATACCGCAATGGCATCGATGTTAGCATAGTTATTCTGAATAATTGTTTTGTAATCGTCTGGTGTAACAGCACGGTTTTGAGAAACATACGATAAAGGAGCATTAAATTTAATTGATTCTAGATCTTCTTTTGCAGAACCACCGGCTGCTTTTGTAACAACGGTAATTGTAACGTTAGTATTTCCCTGAATTGTACCGGCTAAAGCAAAGACTGATGCACCGTTGGCAGCATCGTTATTTGTTATCAATGTTTCTAATTGAATGATATTACCATTGTCTAGTTTCTTACCAAGTACACCGTCACCAAACTTAATCTCAAATAAACCTGTACGGCTTTCTTCAAGAAAGTATACTGCTGATGATGATGTCACCGCTGTTACATTAACAGCAGAAGAAAACGTTTCAGTTGCGTTATTTGAATCAGAAGCTTTTATCTTTACTATAAGTTCCGATGTAACTGCATTATCAAATGGTATTACATATGCTTCTGCAGAGGCTGAATCATACACATATTCAGTGCTTTTGTATGAACCTTGTAGAAATTTAATATTAGTAAAGATGTATTTTCCAGCAGAGTCACGTGTTGTTGTCAAGGTCTGATCATTAACAAATTTGTATGATACACCATCAATAGTAGATGTAAATACCGTACCTCTTGTTAGCGTCAACGGTAAATATGATCCATCTTCTGCTAATACACCTGTTGGACTATTTACTTCAATGGTAAGATAGGCAACGGCTGGATAAGAAGAACGAGGAGTATATCCAAGCATCTTAGCGTGCGATACAACCGAAGGTCGTAACCTAGAGGAATCTAAGAATGTTTCATTAATAGCAAAGTTAGCGTTAATTGCATTATAGTGTGTTACATATGACATAACGTCAAGCATAGAACTTAATGCTGAACCTTCAAAGTTATAATCTTCGAAAGTTGTTTGCTGTTTCATGAATGATTTTAAGTCTGCTTTGATGGTGTCAAAATCCATCTCTGAAACCTTAAGGCGGTTAGTGTCTGACATTTATCTTAGCCTCTCAATGATGAATTCGATATTTACTGTTGTATTTTCTGGTGATAAAATCTGTACTTCTAAGTTTAGACTTAAAGCATTGCGGTATGACATATCTTCAATTTCTACATTTAAAACTTTCACTCTAGGTTCATAATTTTTAAGAGTGTTAATTATTCGCACTTCCATTTCAGCTTTAACAATAGGGTCGAAGTTTTCAAAAAGAAATTCTGTTAAAGAACCACCGAAGTCTGGATCGAAGAACTTTTCTCCACGTCTTGTTAATAAGATATTACGAACTGATTGTTTAACAGCTTCAACATCTCGCTTAATAGGAACATCACCGGTTGTAGGATGTTTCTTAAAGGCGAAGTCAAAGTCAGAGTACGGTTTCGTACGAGCTCTAATACCTGAATTTTCTGCTGTCGTAGAATATGTCATACTGTTATTTATAACCTTAATTAGCGGAGACTGTGCTAGCACCCGAAGTTAATGTAATTCCGCAGCCGTATCCATCGCCTATTCTAGCTAGCGCTAGACCGTTAACAAAAACATCTGGAGATCCAGAAGATAGCGTGGTTATATGCGGTGTACAACCTGCAGCCACTGGTACGGCAGGATGTGAACTATTAGTATCAGTAGCTCTATGAGCAGCAAGTCCTTCAATGAATACATCGGCTGACGCACTATTCGCTGTGGGAACTACTCCACATTCATGTACTGACACTAAATCTGTTGTTCTACACGCTTTAGGCATATTATACTCCGAAACTTTCCCCACAGCCACATTGAGCAACTGCATTAGGGTTTAATACTTTGAGGTATGAACCTCCTAGTTCTTCTACATAATCAACAGTACAACCAAACACAAACATCTCAGCCATAGGATCTAGCCACAGATTTTCTACGGTTGGTTCTTTATCAGTTACTCCCCACTCATATTGAAATCCAGAACATCCCCCGCCCTTAACGGCGAGAGACACGTTTGGTTTACCTACATTCTTAAGATATTCTTTAGCATTTTGTGTGACCTGTAAAAGCATCTATGCCATAATCCCTCTTAACCATGATGGAGCATTAGCGGATCTACCACCCGAACCCCAATATTTAGCAGATGCTAGTACAACGGTATTACCTGGAGAGATGTCAACGTGCATTCCTACACCTCCCATATAACCTGAACCAGCACCAATTGATATCGCACCAGCAGCCTTAGCCGCTGTTGCAAAGGCTGATGCATCAGCAACATTATTAACCATTGATATCCGATTGCCATCTTTATATAACCAAATGTCAGCGGCATAACCATCATCGTGTCGGTGTGAACCAACGGTTCCTGTTGTTGAGTTTTGTCCACCCGAGAAAATTACAACATCTAATCCTGTGGCATTAGCAGCAGCTACTAGTATTTGTTCTAATGCTGATATTAATGTCAGTCTACGTGTAGCCGCAGCATTTTGATATGTCACACTACCTGCCGTTGTGGTAATTGCTACGTTATCAGTTGCCGAATTAATATTGGCAGGAGGTGTGACCGTAGATGTTACTGCTGAAGATGATTGATCTTTACGTGGTACAGTAACACCGCTCGCAGTCTGTCTCGAATATGAAGTCGAACCATCTGGCTCAACTGTCGAATGCAATGGTGTGACAAGTTGTACATCGTTATCATTATTTTCAGAAATGTCTGGCTTGAACAACGGTGTTTCATTCTCGTTGTGATACTCAACAAATCCTGCTGCCGTAGCCGTGACTCCAGTTTTATTTAGATCAACAGTTGCACCTTTTAGATTCATTGCACCGACTGATGATATTTTAAATGTAGTACCTGCAGCTATATCGATACTGCCTTTAGAAGACATTTTAATATTGCCAGCGGCATGTATATCAAGAGTACCAGATGTTTTTACATTTACAGTATCTTGAGTTTGAATATCAGTAGTACCAAAGGTTTTTACATATGAATTACCCTCAACAGTAGTATACATGTCAGCTTTTGTTTCAGCTGTTATAGTACCAAATGACGATAGTGTAGTAGTACCTTCTACTAGTGCATTTAAATTACCACCAACATTAATAGCAGCATTATCAGTTACGTTAATCTCAAGCTTTTGTGATGAATTATAGTGTGCTCCAGAGTGAACAACCATTGAACCATCAGGATGTATCTCGATAAAGGCTCCCGTACGGTGGTACACCTGTACCCGCTCGTGCCCGGGAGTGTCATCCATCTCTATCATATGGCCTGATTCCGAATGGAATACATGGTTGTATGGATACTTTGCACTATACGGATCTGCTGGTTCAGAACCAACTGATTGTTTTTCTATTTCGTTTGTTCCACGTGCACGTCTGGCTACATCTGACTCATCAATTCGTCTTGGAAATGTGCCAGTAGGATCTGCAAATCCATTCTCAGCGTTGGGTTTATTATTAGGAAATCCATGTACTGTACCCATAACAATAGGCGATTGCATTTCTCTGTCTAGGAACTGAACAACCACCCAAGATCCTGGAACAAGAAATGGTGCTTCACCTAAACCTGAAGTTCCAGGTGAAGTGGTTGGATTCATTACAGGAGCCCAAGGTAATGCTGACGTAGGAATATCATTAATTTTATCTGCACTATGAATACCAAATACACGGACACGGACACGGCCCATTTCTTTTGGATCCATACGATCTTCTATTGTTCCAAAATATAACATTATCGTGGTCCTCTTTCCGCAGGATGGCTTCCAGTAGATTTTGGTTTTGACAAACCTTCACGTACTAATTCCATCGACATATTATAGTTATCATCCTTAATATAATGTCTTAACCTGGATATAATATATTGTCCAGAAAACAATTCGTCTTTAAGTTTTTCATCAGATTCAAGACCAGGTAGGTTAGGTGCCATAACAAGGTTTACGCATTTCCCAACTTGATAATTCTTAGGATCAGAATCCGCATACGCTTGTATCCTCAGCATATCGTTTAATCGTTCCATTCTGGATGCAGCCTTTGTTGATGATAGTGCATCTACTTGACTGCCTAATTCAGTAACTCCTTCGCTTTCAAAAGCTAGAGGGAAATATAACTCAATACTATTTGATGCTTTTAATTCATTAGATTCTAACTTAATATCATCAATTTCCATGAAAGCATGTGGATCTAGATCGGATAGAGTAGCAGCATGTGTAGCATAGTTAAATGGATTTTCAGTAAATTCGCCATTAGATAAATTTAATCTCATTGTATTATTAATTAATGCTCCGCCGCTTAATAACCTTAGTGTATCGGAATTTTTAGATATCTCATATGATAAAAGTCGACCCATAGTCTCGGGCCTATGGCGAGAGCCTTGACCTAAATCATCGTTGTTTGTCGACATTGCCTTAGTTAATACCGGAAGCTTATCTACTGTTACTTCTTTAAGCATTGATTCCATAGATTGAAGTATAGGTTTTTTTCCAAATAGATTTTCGAATAAAAAGTATGGGGTACCGTCATCACCAAATGTTTTTTTCATTACCATATTAATTGCAGCATATGGTTTTAGAAATGGAAACACCACATTATGTGCACTGCCAGAAGGGCTTTTAATTTCTATTTCTTCTTTAAGATAATTAGAATGAATCTGATTAATAATATTGCTAGCTAGTCCGGTGTAAGATTTAGAAAATAAAGATACCGCGTTAGTTAAATGTTTCTCAGATGTTAAAGTTAATACTACACCCGCGGTCTCTCCCAGAAGCTTTTCAATAGCTATTACATTAGTACACGCAAAAGTTTTATCAACTGTTTCATTTCGTCTTGTAAATTTAATTCTAACTTTTTCTTGGCCAATAATAGGAAGGGCAGTGGTTAGACCAGAGTTATCTGCAAACTTTAATTCGCCATGTAAAAATGGAGTATCAAGTGATTCGTATATAGAGAATTCCATTACAAGACTAGTAATATCAACTGATTCTACTCTAGTTATAATCTCAACCTTTAGGTCTCGATATTTTCCAGGAATAGAATCCCTAAGGTTCTTATCCTGATGTCCTGTAACATCGTTAGACGGCATATTAAGACTCTCTCATTGCTTGTTCAAAAGCTTCAACGACTTCACCGATAAACTCTGGCTTAATTACTTTAATTCTTGAGCGTGTAATATTGGTATTGTTTTCTTGTTCAAAATGTGTGACAGGACTTGTACCAGCAGTACGTTTACGTGTTCGCTCTAGTGTACCGTCATCTATATGATGATCAGGTCCATAAGCAGCTTTAACAATAGAAGTACATGCGATAGTATTACCTACCCTTGCGATGTCAGCTGTTAATGTACTATTAGAAGCTGTAAGAGTAATAGATTCTCCAGCTGTTCTAAAATTAGCAGGTGATGTTTTATCTTGCTCTATTTGAATATAGCATAGCGTTGGAAATATTGCTTTAATTTTACCAGTTGCATTTGATAGAGAACCACTTACTGTACCACCAACAACAAACTTACCGAAGGCAGTAATGTCTGATTCGAAGATTGCGGCTAACCCTATAAATCTTTTTTCTACATAATTACGCAATGGTTCAGAAGCTTTAGGCCAGTCATTCCAATAATTTTGAAGTTGATCATTGACAATAAAAAAGCTCCAGTAATATGCAGCTGTACCATATAGCTTTTGTGATACCGTATCCGGGCGTTCACCATCTAAAATATTATAGTAAGAATAAAATGTAACGTTGTCTAAATTTTTTGATATGATAGTAGAATACTGTGCGAGGTTTTTAATAGTTTTATTTGTACCATTACCGTCGAAATCATATTCTATTGGTGTAAAGTTATTAAAATATGACATTAGAATCCATCCTTAATATTCTTAGCAGACAGTGGCATTAGTTCCTGGAATGACAATGTCATTGTTATCTCAACAGGTCTATTCCCACGTTTAAAATAAGACATAGAGTTAGGGTTGTAATTTGTACTGGCATTAGCTAAAGCAGATTCTGCAATCTTAGGGATGCCATCAATATCATGAAATCCAATCGTAAACACTTCTGGAAAATTATACATTAAATCGTTAGCCGCCAGTGTTGGATACATTCGTGTTCTAAAGTATTTAATAATAGCAATAACTTCATCAGACTCACGTGCTGAACATGGTATCATAGTAAATGCAAAAGAAAATTGTCGTACGCCGGGGGCTTTAAATAACATAAATTCTTGTGGACTTACTACGTTTTGCATACGTTTAGATCGCACCGCTTCAACCGCTGCTGCAGCTGACTGAGACCCAACTCCACCAATAACAGCTCCTCCGCCACCGCCGACAGCAGCACCCACTAAGCCGCCGATTGCTGCAACGCCTGCAGCTGCTCCAGTAGAAGCAACATTTGCAAGGTCTTCTGAAGTATAGTTGTTACTTCCGGCCAATAAATTTTCTGCCATTCCACCTAGTAAACCTGGAGAAGCAGATTCATATCGCATAATATCCGAGACTTGAAATGCTGGAGGCATATACATCGCGCATGATTTATTATCAGTCAGGGTTGTTTCTCTGGCTCCCTGCTTATATTTTGCTTTGTGCGACGTGAAGAGAACAAAAGGTGTCCCTTTACTTTGTACGTCAATCGGATATCTAAGTGCCATAAATAGCTCCATACAGTTTAGAAATACTACAGGACTATTTATATGCCCAGAATGACCTACAAAGGGAAATATCGCACTA